AAAAAATTGTTTTTATAGTGTAAAATAATTGTTAAATAACAAAAATTTACTAAAAATAAAAATTTAAATATGACAACATTAGACAAGATTAAAACCCTTTTGGGTATGCAAGTTTCACTTGCTGAAATGAAATTGAAAGATGGTAGTATGGTAATGGCAGAAGTTTTTGAAGCTGGAGCCTCTATCTCTAAAGTTGTTGATGGTGAAGAATCAGTATTGGAAGTTGGAGAATATGAACTTGAAGATGGACAAAAATTTACTGTAGAAGAAGCTGGTATTATCGCTTCAATTGAAAATGGACCTGAAGAAGTATCTGAAGAAGATGCTGAAGAAACAGAAGAAGTTGAAATGGAAGTCGAAGAAATAGCTGAAGAAATAGTAGAAGAAGCTATAGAAGAAGTTTCATTAGAATCTAGAGTTGCGGCTTTAGAATCAAGAATGGAAGCTTTTATGGAAGCTAATTCAACTGAAGAAGTTGAATTATCTACGGAAGTTGAATTATCAACAGAAGTAGAAACTCCAGAAGCTGTAGTAGAAACTGTTGAAGTTTCAGAAACTGTAACTCACTCACCAGAGGCAGAAGTAAGTGTTAAATTAAACAACTTACAATTAAATAAAAATATGAGAGGTACAATCAAAGACAGAGTATTTGCTTCTATGTTTAATAAAAAATAAAATTAAAAAAGAAAAATTATGGCAGTTACAATAACTAACTCAAGTTACGCTGGTCAATTCGCTGGGAAATACATTTCTCCAGCTTTGTTAAGCGCAGATTCTTTATACAATGGTGGTCTTGAAATTAGACCAAACGTTAAGTTTAAAGAAGTAATAAAAGTCTATGACGCTTCAGGTCTTATCTCAGATGGGTCTTGTGATTTCACAGATGATTCAACTATCACGTTGACTGAAAAAATCTTAACTCCAAAAGAGTTACAGGTAAATGTTGAAGTTTGTAAGAAAACTTTCCGTTCAGATTGGGAAGCAGCTGAAATGGGATTCAGTGCATTTGACACTTTACCTCCAACTTTCGCTGAATTTATGATTGCTGATACAGCTGGTAAAGTAGCTGAAGCAACTGAAGTATCAATCTGGAATGGTGAAGATGGTAATGCTGGAGAATTCGATGGAATCTTCACAAAATTAGCAGCTGATGCAGCATTTACTGCTTCAACTGGTAACATTACAATTACAGCTGTAACAGCTGCAAACGTAATTGATGTATTGGGAAGCATCGTAGATGCAATTCCTTCTGCTGTTTACGGTAAAGAAGACCTTAGATTATACCTTTCTAATAACGTATTAAGAGCTTACATTAGAGCTTTAGGTGGATTCGGTGCTGCTGGCTTAGGTGCTAACGGTGTTGATAACAAAGGTACACAATGGTACAACAACGGTGACGTATCTTTCGATGGCGTTCCTGTATTCCTTGCACCAGGTATGACTGATAATCAAATCTTAGCTGGTAGAAAATCAGATTTATACTTCGGTACTGGTTTAATGTCAGATTACCAAGAGGTAAGAACAATTGATATGGCAGATATCGATGGGTCTCAAAACGTAAGAGTTATAATGAGATATACAGCGGGAACTCAAGTAGGTAACGCTAGTGATATAGTAGCAACACTATAATACAACGATAACAATAACTAATACCCCATCTAATTTAGGTGGGGCATTAAAATAAAAATATAATTAATATGGCATGTGATGTAGTAACGGGCAGAAAGGAAGTTTGTTTAGACAATGTTGGTGGTTTAAGAGCTATCTACTTTGTTAATTTCGAAGACCTTGACCCATCAGGAGTAACTGAAAGTTCTTTCGGTGTTATCAGTTCTATAACTGGTACAACTCAACCAGCACCAGATGCGTACAAATATGAATTAATTGCAACTACTAATACCTTTGACGAGGTAGGAGAATCTTCAAGAGATAACGGTACAGCTCACTTCGTGGGAACATTGACCGCTAACTTAAAGAAAATTCGAAAAGAAGATGCAGAATCATTGTATGCTTTGGCAACAGGAAGACCACACGTAATTGTGGAATATAATACAGGTGTGTTAAGATTAGTTGGATTACAAAATGGTGTTACAACATCAGTATCAGCTAATTCAGGTGGAGCTTTCGCAGATTTCTCTGGATATATCTTAACAATCTTAAGTGACGAACAATTTATGGCACCATTTTTCGATGGAGCAATAACTGATTTCGTAACAGTAGTAGAAGAAGTAGTAGTTTAATCTATACACTAATAACAAATATAAACCCTTAGCATTAGCTAGGGGTTTTTTTATTGGTTATTTGTTTTTAAAATAAAGAAGATGAATATAATATTACCTTCAGTTAGTGGCGCAAACTCTATATCATTCAATTTGATACCAAGAGATGCAACTATTGATAGAATCTTATTAAGTGATAATAATACCAATGTTGAAACTGAATTCGATTTAGTTTCAGTTGACTTCGCATTAACCGTAACACCAATGTCTTACTATAAAGAATTAACCCTTGACTTTGATTCAAGTGACTTTCAATTTATAGATGACCACAGATACGATTTAACGGTGTTTGATGATTCTGATAACGTTTTATATAAGGGCCTTATCGTTGTGACTTCTCAGGTAGCTGATATTAAAGCTAACTTAAAGTTTAATAACAACCTTGGTGATTATACAACTCCACCAAATGAAGATGATGAATATATAATTTTAGATTAATATGGAAAAGAAAACAAATATACATGTAGTTAACTTATCATACTATACAGCACCAGTTGTTGTTGAAGATGATAGAAAGGAATATATTGGGTATGGTGATGATAACAATTACTTCAAGTTTATCATTGATAGATATATTGGTTCTGTAACCAATGCCTCAATAATTAATGGTGTATCAGCTATGATATACGGTAAAGGTATTTCAACTGGCGAAAAAATTAATCAAGAAGCATTTGATGAGAAGTTAAAAGCTAAAGATACGAAGAATATTATACTTGATAGAAAGATGTTAGGTATGGCAGCAATTATGGTTGAATATACTAAAGGTATTCCAAGTAAATTATCACATCACCCAATGAATACACTTAGGTCAGGTAAAGCTGATAAGAATGGTGATATTAAAGAATGGTTATATTTCCACGATTGGGAAAAGAAAAAAGATAATGAAGATGCTAAAGTTATTCCAGCATTCGGATTTGGCAATAAAACTAAATCTGAAGTGTATATTATTAAACCTTATGTACCAGGTTATTTCTATTACTCACCTGTAGATTATACCCCAGCTTTGGACTATGCTTTACAAGAAGAAGAAATCTCAACTTACTTATTGAATGATGTAATGAACGGGTTCTCTGGAACTAGAATTATTAATTTCAATAATGGAGTACCAGAAATAGAAGAGCAAAGAGAAATTAAACGTGACGTTATTAATAAATTAACGGGAGCATCAGGTGATAGAGTTATTGTAGCATTTAATGATAATGCTGAAGCGGCAACATCAGTTGAAAATATTCCCCTTGATAATGCACCAGACCATTACCAATACCTTTCAAGTGAATGTTCAAATAAAATAATTGTTGGTCATAGAATTACTTCACCACTCTTAATCGGTGTTAGAAGTGAAAACAATGGTCTAGGTTCAAAAGCGGATGAAATAGAGAACGCCTACAAGCTTTTCTATAGTACAACCATAAAAGCATACCAAGACGAATTAATTAATGCCTTAGAAGACATCCTAGGTGATTTAGAATTATATTTTATACCTAACAGTCCTACCGCATTGGAAGATGTTGCTGAAATGGAAGATGCTGGTATTTCTGAAGAGGTAATTAAAGAAGAAACTGGTATTGATACATCTGAAGATGTTGAAGTATCACTATCTATAATGGATAGAATAAAAAAATTATTTACGATTGGTTCAAAAGATGATATTGAACGAGTGAGTGATGATGAAATAATTGAAATATTAAATAAACAAGAATAATGGCAGAAGTATTATTTATAACAAACACAGATTTAAAGCGTAAAAC